TTTCTTGCAATATACTGCTGCTCATTTGGCTTTGTGGAGTGGTGTTACCAGCATCTACACCAGTGACTTCCACTTGTACATAATCCACATCGTCTGGAAACTCAACATTGAAGTCTTTGACTATCACAGGCAAATCACTAAACACATAGGGACCGTAAGCATTAAACAACAGTATGGGCGGAGGTGTGCCTGCTGCTGGGTCATTTTCTCCAAAATTCATTTTGGTTACAGTGCGAAAGAAATGTAGGGCTGCCAGAGCATAGGCACCCTCCATTTGATTTTGAACACTGAAACTGCCATTTACCTGCAAGTTCACAGCAGGCACTCTACTGAACACATGAAAGTCCTGATTGGCATGCACTGGGCTGAGAGCTTGATAATCCACACTGTGATTGTATGTGATTTGTGGTTGATAGGGCCATACCAAACCCTGAGTTTCTTTGATGGGCAAAAGCAATCCGCTACCGTAGATGGTGTTTGCTGCTGCCGGTCTGGGACGCAAACTGGCTTTTCTATCCTTGGCATTTTGTTTGGGAAAACTACTGACCTGATCGCCCAGTCCAAAATTGCCAAATGCACTGCGAGGCAACACAGCATTGGCCACACTGCCCACTGCATTGGTAAGCAATGCTCCTCCTATATTTCCCAGATTAAACCCACCAAACTTTGGCATTGCACATTCTCAACTGTTGCTTTTTGATATTTATCACAGCCTGAAACAGGTATTCTGTTTAAATTTGGTTAGAGTAGTCTACCTTTGATCCAGTCAACACCAGGACAAATTTCAGCAAGCTTATTTTCTGAACCATTATTCCACCAATGTTTACCCTTGGTGTTGCTTGGTTTACCTCGCTTTGCCACACTGCGTTTCATCATAGTGGTCATATTTGGTAACACACCTTCAACCCATTCCGGACCAGGGTGTTCCTTGCGCATAATAGTGTAATCTCCATTATTGTACGCTTTCTTGCCATTGTTGGCGTGGCTTATTTTGGCTCTCTTAGCTTGTGATGGGGAGGTTTTAGTGGTCCAAGACAATCTTCCAGGCTTCCATGCATCACCAGGACATTGTTGACGCATGACTGATTGTTCACCATTGTTCCACCATAATTTATTTAGATTGTAACTGTTACCATAAGTTATGGAATTCATGCGACAAAGATTACCAAATCCTTTAGTCCATTCTTCTCCAGGATCCGAATCAAAATATTTGATCTTGTTATCTTTATTATGATAGGCTACAAAATTTGTATGACCACCTCCGCCTAAACACCAATCAACTCCTGGAGATGTGTTTGAATATCGTCGTTTGCGTGTGATAGAGTGTGTCCACACCTTTAACCCTGCAGGTATAGATATTCTTCTGCCTTCTCTGTAATTCACAAAATTCAAATTCAAACATAATGGATCATCAATATGTTCTTTGATCAACGTTTGCTCATACCAAAATGTTTCATTCTTATCGTCAAATATTTGAACGATAGTTGCTTCAAATTGATTCTTATCATAAACACGAAGTAGATCTTTGATTAGCAGAGAACTAGTAAAATAGTTCCTTAATACTTCTTCCACAAATCATCTTCGGGTTGAATTCCGTTTGATGAATGACTGTATCGTGATCCAAAATAATATTGTTCTGTTGGTTTACAGACAATTTTATAGACATAGAATGGTATTGTGTTTAAATATGACATGCTGAATGCTCCTTAATAGCGTTTAGAGTGGATGGGAAGGCCAATTCCGTGATCCACACTTTATTTATGTCAAGTAAATAGGAATATGAGATTAATTGAACTTCATCACAACCCTATTCTCGCCGAAGGCGGCAATGTTTTTAAATCCCCAGATGGCACGATTCAAACCAAGAGAATCGAACTCAAAGATATCAAGCCTACTTTACAACATTTAGAAAAGATTACAAAACTACCACTGGTGAATAACACGCTAGGAAGTGTTGGTAAAAAAGAATCAAGTGGCGATATAGACGTGGCAGTTGATCCTTTGTTTATGACCAAGGATCAACTCGTTCAAAATTTGAAAAAATATGTGGAATCTATAAACGGGGGTGATCCATCACAATGGGTGAAAAAGAGTGGAATCAGTGTACACTTTAAAATGCCTATTCGAAATGATCCCAGTCTGGGGTTTGTACAAGTTGACTTTATGTTCCATGGTGGTGGACCTGCAGAAGAACAGTGGTTGAAATTTGGCATGTTCAGTGCAGGAGACAGCAGTGAATACACCGGTGCTGACAGGAATCTGCTCATGAGCAGTGTAGCCAAGGCACTGGGTATGAAATACAGTTGGCAAAAAGGTTTGATTCGCAGAGAAGATGAGACACCCATAAGCAAAGATGCCAATGTGATTGCCAAGAAAATGTTTGGGCCCAGATACAATCAGGATGTATTCTTGAGTGTGGAAACACTACAGGATGCCATTCACAAAACTCCCCAACTGGTGAAAGCTTTTCAAAAGTTGGTCAAGGATTTGGCACAAGATGTCAATCCCGATGGCACTCCACGCAAGCCTGGAGATATTAGAAAGAATCAGGAAGAAGTTGCCAGAATAACCAGGCTAACAGGTATCAAATAATTCTTGCAGTCAAGGCCTGGAATATTACATCAGGTCTTTCTCACCACGCCCCAATTGGGATCCAAGGGCTCCACTTCCACCATCTCATACAACAAATCAAATGGTGGCAGTTGATCAGGCAGCTTGGGGCTGTTCCAACCATACACAACTGACGTATGCGGAATGAACGTGGGGTAGCTATGAGACGCGCCGCATTCCAGCATGCGTTTGTGCATTTGTTCTGCCAGTGGACAATGTAAATCCAACACCAGTGCACTTTCGCCCAAGATTTTCCAGCCCTTGACTTGTGCTGGTATATGTGTGGCAGTGGCATGCAAATCAGCCAATTGTGGCGCAGGAGTGGTGCTGAATACCAGTGTCATGTGGAAATCATAGGGGTCCAAACTATTGATGTTTTGATCCTGACACCATTCATACAACTGCTGTGCACTTTCCTGGGCCAATCTCAGTTTGACAACTGTGCCTTTGCTGTGATCCGGATCAGCGTGTTCCTCTAATTTTTTCATGGGTTTGGCTTTGGGTGCGTTCATGTGTGATTTTACACTATCAAACATGCTTCTTGCAAGCTTGCCTGACAATCCTGTGCTGGCCTGAAAAGCGCCCAAGTCATCTTGAGCAACTGCCTCTCTGGCCTTGGTGCCGCTGATACCAGTCAAACCCTCAGCATCTGGATCTCTTTCACCGGCGCTGGCAAAGGATATCTTGATGGGCTCTCTCACCTCTAGATTGCCATCAATTTCCAGGGGGGCTTTTTCTCTGATTGCTGCACTGTTCCAGGTATTCAAATGTTTTTCAAACTCTGGCAATCTATCACTTCCAGCCACAAAGGTCATGTTTCTATAGCCTTGTTTGTAAAGCCAATCAGCTGCCTGCAAAAATGTCCTAATTTCATCAGGCACTTGAAAATGCTCACTGTGTTTGGGCATGATCTGTTGCGCAAAATGTTTCTTGGCTTCATAGGGCAAGGGATTTTTTTTGGGGTCTTGGCTGTGACTGAGGAAAATCCAATAATCACCGCCCTTGGCGTTTTTGGCCACAGTGTCCACCAACTGTTGATGCCCCAGAGTTGGTGGATTGGCCCTCCCGAACGTCCAGGCCACATGTTTGGTTTTAATGGGTTGTGTGACTTCTTGTAGTTTGTCTTTTTTCATAAATTCAGCGCGGTTTACCAATTTGATAATACCCTGATCTGTCACACTCACAAATCCTTCATGGCCTGGCTTGTCATCCAGGTGAGCACTTACCAAGTTGCCCACTTGTGCATCCATTTGGCTTTTGAGATCCAATTTTAAATCAGTTAGGAGTTTTACAATCATCCACACAGCATTGTAGCCATCCAAATTTTCTCTAATCCAGTCCGTGACAGCTCCCTGCATCTTGGCACTGGCTTTGCTGGCTGGACTCAACAGCCATTCCACAAACTCTTGTGATGCCTGGCTGAAATCGTCATCACCCTGGCCTGCTTTGTAGGCCAAAAAGCTCTTGAGCAAGCCAGGAAAGGCCTTGATATTTTTATCAGCCAATGCCAAACTATTAAACAGTTGATCAATAGCTGATCCCCTCTGTGACAGAACTTTTTTCAATCTGCTTTCCAGAGCCTCGTTCAATCTGAGCTTTTGGCTGAATTCTATTTCATGAGGAACAACCACCAGTTTGCCAGGAACTTTCCAGCCCAAACTAGCAACATCTCTCAGAGCTTCTGGTTCCTGATCTTGTTGACTGTGGAAAACACTGTGAACAACCATGCCCACACGGCTTTTGGCAATTTGTTGTCCCAGTTCACTGTTCACAGGAATACGATACACAATTTTGTTGGGTTTGAACTCATACATGCCGTCTTTGATGGGAGGCACGCCCACCCACAACAGATCTCCCTGAGCATATCCTTCAAAACTCTGTGGAACAGCAGCCTTGAGTATGGGATACAAGCTGGCTATGGTTTTGGCATATTTGCTGCGTCTAGCCACTGCCTCTTCACTGGTGTCCTTTTGTTTGCGACCCATGAGCATGTTTTCCAGGGATTTGGCACTGGTGGCCATGCCATCGTAGCCTTTGGCACCAAACCCAGCTTTGTCTGTGAGCACAAATTCATCGCCTCTCCAGCCAGATATTAGAGCAGGGCTTCCATCAAATTTAATTGATACACTCTGTGGCTGTTGAGCGGTGGTTTGTAAAATTTGCAGTGCAGTTTTGGCACCACGCAATCCATAATCAAACAGGAGATCTTCAGGATGCTCTATGCGAGCTTTGGCTTCCAATAGTGTGAGGGGAGCAAAAAGTTGAGACAGTAACATGCGAGTTCCTATAAATTCTCTTACAGATGAACACTTATTTACTGTGTCAAATGTGCCAATTGACAACCAAAAAATTGGTCAGCACAATTGATTGAAACCATTATCCATTTGTAAAGACACGCATGACAACAATTGTTCCCAAAATCAAATATCTCACCAACAAAGACTTGTTGGCTGCCATACATGAAAGCAAACTGACATTTTGTAGTTTTGTAGATAATAGATACAAAAACTATGATATTATAGCACACAGTCTAGCCAATGTAACTGCTGATGTTTTGGAAGCAGCCAGGCAAAAGAAGTTGCAGGACATGCAAACAGATGAAAAGAAAGAGAACAAGAGCAAAAATTTTGAAAGCAAGCTCACACTGGATGATGTTCCCCTGAATGAAATTGTTGTGAGGCTGATGACTTTTGAACATGTGCCCATTAACCCAGCCAAGGAGGGCAAGGCCAAAACCATAGCAGAAAGGCACATCAGATGCCAGTTTCCACCCTTTCAACATTGGATTTGGGACAATCAGGAGTGGAAATGTGTGGGCAAAAGCCACTGGAAGGGTGGCATGGAAAATGGAGAATTCAGTTTGACACATGGAAGAGTCACCAACAGATTGGGCAGCATGTGGATGAAATTGGTGGAACGCTATGGTCACAGGGGCAATTGGAGAGGCTACACTTATCTGGATGAGATGAGAGCCCAGGCTCTTTTGCAGTTAAGTCAAGTGGGACTGCAATTTGATGAATGCAAGAGCAGCAATCCTTTTGCATATTATACACAATGCGTTTCAACCAGTTTCCTCAAGATTCTCACTACCGAAAAGAAAAGTCAAATGATCAGAGATGATTTGTTGATCATGCACAACAGCACACCTAGTCATACAAGGCAGGTGGAAGACCAGATGGCTCAGCGAACAGCCATTGATGGTCCTGTTCCAACTGCGTCAACAATCCTAGCTCCCACTGGTGCCCTACTATAGTCACCAGTATTTGATCCAAACACTGTTTCCTGCATCAAAAAACCTGTGATAGCCCATATTTTGGGCTATCTCTTTCTCTGAGTTGCCAGGCGCCTTTCCAATTATCTTGTGTTTTTGGAATTTGATTCGGCTGTGTATTTCCTTGAGCCCTCGGAAATACCAATAATTGGGTTTGCTGATATGATCCAATACAAATCCAGTCACAGCATAGGCATTTCCCATACCCCAATTCAAATTAGCATATGTGAGCAAGGACTTGAATCCTATTGTTTTTTGTGCATGTGCCAACAGCCTGCTCAATCCACCTTGCACCTGATGACCACCCACAGTTGCATATCTCAACAATTCCCATTCTGCCTTTTTGTTGTATCTCACAGGCACAAAACTAGCAGCAGCAATCAATTGATTATTACAAAACAGCCCATATATGTGTTTGCTGTTTTGATGTCCCTGCAAATGATGTGTATTGAAAAACTCACGTGCAATCATATGATCTATGGGCTGAATTTGGCATTTTCTCGCAGCTATTTTTTTATTGTGAAAATTGATCACATGCGCCAACCTATCCATGACAATTTGTGGTTTATACATCAATTCATGCTCCCATATTTGGATCAATTTGATGCCCTTTTTGTGAGCAGCTGAAAACTTCTGTTGATGATAATTTCTGCTGGGAACTGCATCTTCTCTATGATACCATGTGCCATTGAATTCTATACCAATTTTGTGGTCCGGAAGCCAAAAATCCAATTCCAGTGGGCTTATTTGTTCTCTATCCCATTGAACAAATTTTTGATTATTCTCCACAAGCCATTTTTTGATTGCAGTCTCACCCCAGGTTTCTCTAGCTGGATGACAAATTATGCATCTGGGATCTTCATGAGGTCGTTTTGTTTGTGACCATATATTATCACATTCAACACATTTCCATTCCAATTGTGTGGCAAAATCTGCTTGCATATAAGTCGTTTGATCAAACATGGGAATCACTTGTGGATAGTTGACGGCCAACAAGTCATAGCCCTGTTGCCGTCTCATTGTTCTCAATTGCTCTCTTATTTCTGGGTGTTGAGCAGGCTTATCTACTCCAAACAGTTCTTGGAATACCATTTGTGTTTTGGCAAAAATTTCTGGATTTTGTTGAGGCCAAGCCGTGCCATGATGTTGCATGCAAGTCTGAGAACTTTTTTCCAAAACCTCTCTATTGCTGGTGGGGGAACGTGCACCATATTTGCGCATGCAAGTTTCCAATGTTTTATTTTTGATCTGTGTGGTCTGACTGGCAAACTCTGCACCATATTTTTTAATATTGGTTTGTTTGCGTTTTTCCACAATCAATTCTTGTTGCTCTACAGTTTTCTCAGTTCTTTTGGTTTGTGCATGTTGTCCGTTGCACACACAACTGCCCTGATTGCCACAAAACTGTCTGAATCCTTGATCCCATCCGTCCCATGTGCGAAATTTGTTGCTTTGATCACAAATTGCTGGAGTTGCACCATACACATAGGCGTGAAATTTTGCAGCCAAAGGCGCTTGCTGTGGGAATAATTCATCCAATTGTTGTTGATATTTCTTCAATTGATGGCCCAATTGCATTGCATTCACCTGCTGATTGACCAATTGTTGTTTCAAATTATCCAGACTCATCGTGAACCCCCAAAGCATTTGCATAGTATTTACTATGTCAAAGTGAATCTCAATATTGATGTCTGCTGATCACAGTTGATTTAAACACAAACTGTCTGCCATAATTACATTATATGGGGAATCATGAGTATGAATTTAAGCAAGGTTGACATGAGTCATGTCGTAGCATTTTGTGACCTACATCTAGGCATGCGCAACAACAGCCGCCAGCACAATGAATGGTGCGTGGAATTTGTGGAATGGATGATTGCGCAAGCCCAACAAAAAACCATTCGCACTTGTTTGTTCCTGGGCGATTGGAGTCACAATCGCAGCAGTGTGAATGTGATCACCCTCAATTACAGCTTGCAGGCCCTGCGCATGCTGAGCGCTGCATTTGATAATGTGATCATGTTGTTGGGCAATCACGATTTGTATTTCCGTGACAACCTGGACATGCACAGTATTCCCTATGCTCAGGAATTCACCAACATACACTTGGTGACCAAACCAATTTTTGTAAATGACTTTGCGTTTGTTCCCTGGTTGGTGGGAGATGAATACAAGAAAATCAGCCACATAAGAAACCCTTATCTATTCTGTCATGCAGAAATTGCCAAATTCAAGATGAATGCCATGGTGGAACTGCCAGACCATGGTGGACTCAATGCCGATCATTTCAAAAATCAACAACTGGTGTTCAGTGGGCATTTCCACAAAAGACAGCGCAAGGGCAACATTCTCTATATTGGCAATCCCTTTCCACACAACTTTGCTGATGCACATGATGATGACAGAGGCTGTATGTTCTGGCGGCCTGGCAAGGATCCCACATTTGCCAGGTGGCCAGGTGCTCCCAAATTCAGAGTATTGAATCTCAGCCAGGTTTTGGTTGATCCACACACATACATTGACAATCGAACATTTGCGAAAATCAATGTGGATGTAGACATCAATTATGAAGACAGCAATTTTATCAGAGATTTGTTGGAAAATGAACTGCAAGCACTGGACATACATTTTATCAACAATCAAAACGGCTTGGAGGATGTGGAATACAGTGATGATGAGGTGAGTTTTGAAAGTGTAGACAGCATTGTTTTGGGGCATTTGGCCAATATTGAAAGCACCACCATGGACAACAATCTACTCACACAAATCTATCAGAGTATCTAATGATAACCATCAAAAATCTTACCATCAAAAATTTCCTATCTGTGGGAGCAGTCACTCAAACCGTGGACTTCTCTGGAGGTGGTCTTACCTTGGTATTGGGTGAAAACCTAGATCTGGGTGGTAGTGGATCAAGAAATGGGGTAGGAAAAAGTACACTGTTTAATGCTCTTTCATACGCACTGTATGGGCAGGCCATCACCAACATCAAAAAAGACAATCTCATCAACACCATCAACAAGAAAAACATGGTGGTGAGTGTGGAATTTGAAGTCAATAGCAGCACCTACAGGATTGAACGAGGCCGCAGGCCCAATTTTTTCAAATACTATGTGAACGACAAAAGCCTCACTGACAGCACATCTGATGAAGCTCAGGGCGAGAACAAGGATACACAAAAGGAAATTGATCAGGTGCTGGGGTTGAGCTGGAGCATGTTCAGGCACATTGTGTGTTTGAACACCTATACAGAACCCTTTTTGAGCATGGCTGCAGGCAAACAGCGAGAGATTATTGAAGAGCTGTTGGGTATCACTTTACTCAGTCAGAAGGCAGACAATCTCAAAGAGCTGATCAAAATCACTCGCCAAAAGATAGAGCAGGAAGAATTTAGAATTCACACTGTGCAAAACAGCAATCAGAGAATTCTAAATGCCATACAAGAGATCAATACCAAGATTGCCAGATGGGATCACAACCATCAACAACAGATACAATCACTTTCACAAGCTCTGGCCGAACTGGATCATCTGGATGTTGAAGCTGAAATCGCAGCCCACAAAAGCAATGCCAAATTGCAGGAAATCACTGTGGCTAGAAAAAGCATCACTGTACAGCTTAATGCCAAACGTCAGCATCTTTCTCAAAGTGAGAATCAGCAAAACAGATTGGTGCAGCATTACACAAGTGTGCTGGAACACAACTGTCCCATGTGTGGTCAACAAATGCACAATCAGAAACAAGCACAGTTGATAGAGGATCTGGAAACGCAAATTGCACATCTGGATCAACTGATAAATCAAGAACAACCACTGGTGAGCAATCTTGAACATGATCAAAAATTGTTGGATCATGAGCTGGCTGTATTGCAAACCTTACCCACTGTGTATGACAGTATTGATGCTGCCTATGATCACAAAAACAGTGTGAGAGAGTTGCATCGTGAGGTGGAAAGACTGAAACTGGAACAGAATCCTAACACAGATCAACTCAGCAGCCTCAACGATACACTACAAGATGTCAGTTACGATGAAATAAATGAACTCACCAGTCTCAAGGACCATCAGGAATTCCTCTACAAATTGCTAACCAGCAAGGAAAGCTTTATCAGAAAGAGAATTATTGATCAGAATCTAGCCTATCTCAACCACAGACTCAACGACTATCTCACCACCCTGGGCATCAGTCATGCTGTGAAATTCCAGAATGATCTCAGTGTGGAAATCAACTACATGGGACAGGACATGGATTTTGCACAGTTGAGCAGAGGTGAGAGCACCAGAGTGATCCTTGCTCTCAGCTGGTCATTCAGAGACATCTTTGAAAACATGACCACCAGTGTGAACTTCATGGGCATTGATGAACTGGTGGATGTGGGTATTGACACGGCTGGTGTGGAAAAAGCCATTGAAATTCTCAAAGGCATGGCCAGAGACAGGAACAAGAGTATTTTCCTTATCAGTCACAAGGAAGAACTGATACCCAGAGTGAGCCAAATCTTATCTGTAATCAAAGAATCAGGGTTTACGAGATTCAGTACTGATTATGAATCAGTCTAGACAGTCTTTGTGATCTCTGCTATCAATTGTTTGTTGTTCTCAAACAGCGTTTCAAAATCACACCACACATAATCAAAATACATGGTGTGATTTTGGAGCTGGAATTTTTCCTTCCATGTTTGAGAAAACACAGCAAAACTGCCTTTGTGATTGATTCTAACCACAACAAACCACAAATCTCCTGGCTCTACTGTTACCAGAGTCTGATCAATCCATTTGTCCAGTTGTGCAATGTGTTGATCAGTGCCCAGCTTGTGGAAAGGGAAATCCTTGTAGAATTTGCTTTCCACCACCAGTTTTTTCATGTTACTGGGTGGGATAATGTCACTTTTGAAGTAACTGATTTGTGTGCTGTCCATGAGTTGCTTGCGATGAGCATTTTTGCCCCCAATGGCAGAGCCACTGTTAGGGACCCTCATGAATTTGGCCTCAAATAAATCTGTTAGGAATTTGGCAATCTTGAGTTCCCCTTGATTGCCTTTGCTTTTGCCTTTGGTGGGCATGTGTTGTGTGATCCTCTTTATCTACTCATATTTACACACAAGTTGACTGTGTGGTCGATAGTTGCCATACTAATCCATGAGAGGAAGTGTAAATTCATGAACAACGTTAGAGGCAATCGCAAACATCAGGACCACAGTCATTTTATTGTTGTGGATGCCCAGGATCAAAAGAGATTACAGGCATTCGTTCTACATGAATTGGCACTATACAACACCATTGTGGAATGCTTTGAAAGTCGCACACGAGCCTTTCCCAAACAGGTGTCTGCCATCACTGACACGGAAATTCAACTGCTGGCAGCCTTGTGTGAGCATGGATTGCAATTGCAGGATCTCAAAAACGCAGATGCAAAACTTCCTGAAAGGATCCAGCAACTGTTGCCAGCTCTCAAGGACAACCAGGGGAAATTTACCCTGGCTGATCACATGAAGTGGGTTTTTGAAACCATTCTCAAACAAAAATTTGTAGTTGTTCCCCAAACCAAAAAGCAGATGGTGGTGGATCTATTACAGTTTTTCCGTGAACAAGCAGATATTCTCAAGGATCCACAAAACAGTGAAATCATAGAAGTGGCCTATCGTGTGCCTCCCAGCAATCTCAGCAAACAAGACATACACAGCAAGAGACATTTACAAGTTCCACGTTCAGCTATCAAAATCAAATACAATCATGAACAAGATCTAACAGAAATTACAACACCACTCACACACAATCCCATCCAGGTGTTGGGAGTCAATCTCAATGAGTTCAATCGTTGGACCACCATGGTGATCAGACAAGAACCTGGTCGCTGGGTCAGCTATGACACACCCTGGGTAGCAGAATTCAGAGATACTCACAACAAATATCTTATCAAACTCACTGATATTGGTAATAGGAAAAATATTCGCGATGGCACTGTAACAAGCAAGGCATTTGTCTGATTTTATCATTAGACTATAAGTGACCATACCAGCTTTGGATGACAGTTAAGATCTGTCTGCATCCCCCCTATCGCGAAGGATGGGGAACTGCATGGAGGAATAGCGTGGCGAGCCTCCGCTGGAAATGCCAAGTGAAAGGATCAGACCTCTCACCTGCCAGGTGAAGTTTGAGCATGCAATCGCAACAGCTCTAGTGTGATTGCATGTGCTGGGGACCTCCCCTAACCGAGTAGGGTAGTATTGACTCTGTCAATACATAAATCCCGGAAGCGAGCCCTCATACTGGAAAATAGGTACTCTGCCAGTTGTTTATCACAAACAGGGGTGACTAGAGCAATGGTGACACCTCATCGGAAAGATCATCAAAAACTACTTCTCCCCTGCGTGGGGAGAAGTATGGCTATCCCTATCGGAAAGATATATCTAAATCCCCTTTCGTGTACTATTCATTGCATTATTTTGTCGCTCATAATGTTCATTAATCACCTGGGTCATGGATTCTAATTGATCCATGGTAAGTCCAAATGCATCGGTATAATTCAAACCGCCTTGCATATAAAATACTATTGTTGCTATTTCTGTTTCAATGTTTTGCCGCTGTTTGGTCATGCTCCCCAAAGTAGACTGAATCTTCTCAGGATTTCCTTCAAGGAGCATTAGGCGAAAAAACTTGCGGGATCGAAGTCCAAAGGCTGTTTCCATTCATGAGCGCAATTATTGCAGGTAAAACTGCATTGGGTATCAATGCCTGCATTGTTTAATTCACGAATTTTATCCATTATTGCATCAGCTTGTTGCTTGGATATATTGGTAATGAAACTGCGAATATGATCTGGATCTGTAACAACTTCTTTTGTATGCAAAATATCAATATGGGTGATGCTTTTGGCTACAATTTCAAAGGTACGTGTGGCCATTTTGATGACAAGATTACCTACCTTAATAATTTTTGCAGTCTCCTCAAGAGTTTCATTATTTTCCAATAATTTGATTGCTTGCGTTTCTTGAATTTCATTCAATAGTGTTAGATTTCTTTGATGAAAATTATAGGGTTTTATGTGAACCAAAAGATTGCCATCAATGTCCAATGTATTACTATTATCAAGAGGTGCTTGAGTTTCTAGAATGGCCTGGCAATCTACTTGATAATGATTGTCATGTTGACAATCATTGCAAACAGCATCTACTTCCATAATAGGTCCTTTGCTGGCAATCCTTATTGCCAATAACAAGGCATTTATATCTGGTTCTACTAGATTGATGGGATCTTTTACAGCGGGCACACAATTTTGGATAACTTTCAACAATGCATCGCCGTTGAGTAGAGCATCTGGAGTTCTAATCATAATTTGATCCAACGCAGTCATTGCAAATATAGCTAATTCACCATTAGCGGTAGTTTCAATCATACCTGCAGGATAAAATTGCAAATTGCTGGGAATCTTTGTGTAGAGTTTTGGGACTCTATAATATTTCTCTAGAGGATTGGTCATTCTTATTCCATTCAAATAATCTACATATATTTATTTTGTTTAAATACATCTATCAGGAGTAAAGTGTAAAAATCTATGAGTGGACCAACATCAGGTGAAAATTGGGCTAGTGAACGAGTTTTGGAACGTATCGCCAAAGCTACTGAAAAAAGTGCAAGTTCATTAGCTACTATCTTACAGAAACAAGGCACAGCTTTGACTGGATTTTCACAAAGTGTAAATCAAGCAGATGAAAGTGTGGACAATCTTGCCGAGTCACTAGAGATAACAGCAAAAGCAGGAGGCAAATACACAAGAGCTATAACAGATTTATTACAAATTACAAACAAAGCCTCACGAGATAAAAAAAATCAAACTGATTACGAAAAAGAAAGTTTTGCGTTTGCGAAAAGGAACAGATACGCTGCTGTAAGAGAATTTAGTAAATCACTCACTGGCCCAAACGGTGTAGGCAGTGCAATTGGCAACTTAGGTCAATATATTGAAAAAGGCATAGGAACTATGCCTGTTGTAGGCCCTGCTATTGGATTTGCAGCAGGGGCACTAACTGGTCTAGCTCAACAATTATTCCAGTCAAGGGATACATTCATGAGCATGGTGGATCAAGGCATCATGTTTGGTGGCAGCGTTACTAAATTCAGAGCAGATGTGGCTGGTGCAGGTTTGACAGTTGACCAATTTGCTGCAATTGCACAAAATTCAGGAGCGGCGATTCAACAATTTGGTGAGAATAACTTTCTAAAAACCACCAACAGTATGCAATCATTTTTTGAAGAATTTGGTCTTAAATTGCAAGATGGGAATGAGTGGTTCGCAGAATATTTGGAGAATAGTAGGCTGTCAGGCACTCTGTATTTGAGATCCATTGAAGAACAAAAAGTAGCATTTGAAGAAAGTGTCAAACAACAAAGAGAACTGAATAAACTAACAGGAGCGAGTGGCAAAAAACAGCGAGAGGAAGAACGGCGTCTAGCCGAAATGAAAAAATTAAATTTTTTGTTAGCTAGTGTTAGTAATGACCAAGCAACTGCTATGGAGAAAGCTGGCAGAGTTCTAATAAATGGACTCGGGGCAAAAGCTGAAGAAGTTGAAGCAATTAAATTGCAAGCAATAACTGGTGCTCCCACCAAAGTAGGTGCAGACCTGCAACAGGTAATTGGTGCACCAATGTTCAATCAGATAATGGACGCAATGCGAACTGGACAAACTGATATTATAGCCAGTCCTGAATTTAGAGAACAACTTGCACAACGCTACGAGCAATTAAGTAAGACACAACCAGGGATGGCATATGGCCAACGAGGGCCAGAACTTATAGAAAGAATGGGAATGATGGTAGCTGCACGAGCATCAGTTAGACGACCTGCAGAACCAACACCTGCCCCAACTCCTGGCGGAGTAGCACCTGACACTCAAACCCTAACTGGCCTACAAAACACAGTTAACACAGCGCTGGGCCAAATACAAGAAGGCATGTTAAGATTGATTGCAGGACCTTTGGAAAGTCTAGCAGGTTGGTTAAAAAGTATGAATTCCATAGTAATGGCTGGCACTTCAGCAGGTCCTGGAGAAGGCCTTAAAAAAATGGCCGAGGCCATGGGGGGAGAAAATACTCCATTGGGTAGAATAGCCGGATCGTTTAGCAAAGATGGCATTTTCGCAGGAATCACAACTGCTATAGGTGAAGTATTGTCAGTTGCGTGGAAAACTCTCAAAAATACTCTGGAAGAGGCTTGGGACAGTCTAGTCACTAGACTTAAGGCGTGGGGAGCAGGACTTGTTGAGATGATTGCCTCAATTTTACCTAGTTACATCCGTAATAAAACTCCTAAAGAGATAGAAGATGATCTTGTAAAGAGAGCAAAAAGTGACCTGTATAAGGAAAACGAACGTAGAGCCGTTGCCAGTGGAGGTATCATACCTCTACCGGCAACGAAAGTAGATGAAGCACTGAATCTACGAGTAGATAAAGAAGCAGCCAGTAAATCCAAAATTGGAGAAACAGCTTATATGGAAAGGGCAGCACAAATTGAAAAATTACAAGCTGAACTCAAAGCGCAACAGCAAAATGAATATGTAGATCCCAAAATCTGGCAGGATATACTGTCCTCTATTCAACTGCAAACAAGAATTCTTAATTCCAGTATTCAAAATCAATAATATTGATCCTCCAGTCAAATACCATGTAAATATAATGAAATAACTTGGAAACGTACCTCAAGCATGGCCTGGCGAAAATATTTTACCACTGTTCCCAGTCAAGCGCAAATGACAAAGCGCCTGGAACAACTCAGCAAAGAAAACAGCAATGCTGGCACATCACATAATTTTCAAAGCTATCTGCCTGAAGTATATGCAGGTGCACCCAATCGTATTGAAAGATATGTGCAATACGATCAAGCTGACTTGGATAGCGAAATCAACAGATCATTGGACACCATTGCTGAATTTTGCACCCAAAATCAGGATGATGATGAGCCCATACCTTTTAGATTTATTTTCCGTGGAGATCTCACAGAAACAGAAATTGAGATACTCAAAAGAACACTACAACAATGGTGCAGCATCAATCAATTCAACAAAAGGATTTGGAGAATTTTCCGCAACACCATCAAATATGGTGATCAATTCTTTGTGAGAGATCCAGAAACATTTGAACTCATGTGGGTGGATGCAGCCAAAGTTGAAAAAATCATTGTCAATGAGGCTGAAGGCAAAAGTGTAGAACAATATGTGATTAGAGATCTGGACTTCAATATGCAGAATCTCACTGCCACCAATCCCATGGTTCATGACAACTACAGCTTTCCTGGAGGATATCCACGCAGCAGTAATTCAGCAGCAGGTGCAGGCAACATAAACTATGGTCAGCCCACTACACCTGGTGGTAGAACCAGCAGATTTTACAACCCTGCCAACAGCATGCCAGTGGATGCAGCTCACGTGGTGCATTGCAGCTTGAGTGAAGGCATGGATCAATACTGGCCATTTGGCTTGAGTATCCTGGAAGCTGTGTATAAAACCTACAAACAAAAAGACTTGCTGGAAGATTGCATTCTCATCTACAGGATTGTGAGAGCTCCTGAGCGTAGAGTGTTTTACATTGACGTGGGTCAGTTGCAGGGTCAGCGAGCCATGGCCTATGTGGAGCGTGTGAAAAATGAGATCTATCAGAGACGCATGCCCAATAGAACAGGAGGTGGCAGCAGCATCCTGGACACGGCCTACAATCCCATCAGCATCACTGAAGATTTCTTTTTGGCCACCAACAATGAACAACGCGGCACCAAAATTGAAAGTCTTCCAGCAGGTGAAAACCTGGGCACAATTGATGACCTGAGATACTTCAACAACAAACTCATGCGAGGCTTGGGCATTCCCAGCAGTTATTTGCCCACTGGTCCAGATGATGGCACCGCAAGCTACAATGATGGCAAAGTGGGCACAGCATTTATTCAGGAATATCGGTTCAACAAATATTGCCAACGCCTGCAAAATTCTGTTGCACCCACATTTGATAATGAATTCAAACTGTTTCTCAAGAACAGAGGCATTGAAGTAGCTGCCAATTTGTTTGAATTGGCATTTATGCCACCACAGAGCTTCAGTGAATATAGAAAAATGGCTCTGGATAGTGAACGTGCCAATTTGTTCAACACTGTCATGGGCGGAGATGCTGTCAAATACATGAGCAAAAGATGGGCCATGGAACGCTATCTGGGTCTCACAGAGGGCGACATCCTGGAAAATGAGCGCATGTGGAAAGAAGAAAACGCCAAGAGAGTCAAAGACAGAACAGGCACAAGTCCGCTAGAACAAGATCAAGTAGGTCTGGGAGCATTGGGAGTCAAACCAGAGATGGGACCAGAATTTGAGCCCATACCTGGCGCTGAACCAGGTGCGGAGACACCACCAGAAGCACCACCACCCGCAGCACCAGAAGCCGCTGCGCCTGCCCCGGCTGCTCCACCTCCTGGCGCGCCAGCATAATTAACCAGGCAGTTATAGGATAGTTTAAATACCACATGACAAATTTCAACATCCGAACCACTCGCAATCAGCCCGACGGGCCCATATTGGCTAGCATACCTCCTGGTGAAAGCAACAGTACAAGAACAAGTTTGATATTGTTTGGTAAAAATTTCGCCAATTACGGCACGGCTTTGAATGAAGATCTTGTTCATATAACAGAAAATTTTGCCAATATCAGTCCTCCGGCCAATCCTCTAGAAGGTCAATTGTGGTTTGATATCACAAACCAAGCTCTCAAAATTTATCAACGAGCTGCCCAGGGAGGATTTGAATGGGCTATTGTCAATGCCAGCAGTTTGCAAAGCATTGCTGAGAGCCTGGTTCCCAATCGCATATATGTGAGTAAAAACGGTAACGATAGCAACAGTGGTCTCAGTTGGTATTCTGCCAAAAAAACAATAAAAGGTGCTTGTGATAGTGTTGCTCAGTTGATACTGGGAGGCACCTTTGAAGAAGGTCATGTTACCATTCTAGTTGCCAGTGGAGATTATGAAGAAGTCACCCCCATAAGTGTGCCTGCAGGAGTCAGCATAATTGGTGATAATCTGCGTAGTGTTACTGTGCGTCCCAGAGCTGATTTGGCTACACAAAATGTTTTCTATCTGGACAGTGGAACATATGTGTATGGTATAACAGTGAGAGATCACAAACTGGAACCCAGTGCACTGGATATCACTCCCATACCTGATACTCTGGATCCCACTGTATATGCCAATGCCAGTGGAAGGAATTTGCCGCGCAACACAGAGCAAACTGGATTTGCATTTGCATTTTTGCCAGGCAGCACTATTAATGTCAGTCCTTAT